AATACATCTAATGTTCCGCCTGTAAAATTTATTTTAGATGTATTACCTGAAGAGTTATTTATAACTGTTGTTCTCTCCAAAGTAGTTGAACCTGATAAAGTTCCAACTCCAATCTCAAACGTGTTTGTGCCTTGTTCAAATATACAATAATAAGTAGTGTTACCAACTCCAACACCACTTGAAAAAGTTACATTACCTTGTCCAGCTGCAATACCCGCAAGCGTGATATTACCTGTACCAGACGTTGTACTGTTTTCTTTTACTCTGTCATTTATAACCAAAGCCATTTAATTCTCCCATTACGACGTTATACTAATAAGCGAATCTGTTCCAGCCGGTGTACCTGAACTTGTGCTTGGGAACGTGATTGTAAATGTTCCGTTTGAACAAGATTTTGTTCCACCAAAATCTAAAACAACTACCAATTTATTAGACGATGAACTGTTGTATATAACTGCATAAGCTGCACCAAAAGTTGCAGATGTAAACTGCGTTTGTGCAAAAGTCAGAGTTGCAACATTAGTTTGATTTGCAACAACAGGACTTGATAGAGTATTTCCACCAGTCGTATATCCAGCTCCACTAACTTCATTAGCTACAGCTGCATCATAAACGGTGCTTGAAGTTGAGTAAGGAGCTCCTGATCCAGCAGTGTACAAAGCTAGTTTGATAGTGTTAGCTGTGAAGTTATGAGTTCCTTTTAACAACTCTTGTGCGAATGAAAAGGGTACTACGTTTGCCATTTTTTATTTTCTCCTATTTATTTCCATAACTTGATGGTGGTTTAACATTGAGTTGAGCACGAACCTGACCATCTTCATATTCGTCTCTGCGTCTGTTCCCGATTTGCTCGAGAGCGTACGTTTCTAGAGCTTGTGCATATTCGCCCTGATAGTATTGTAACATATCTGTCGGGCCTTTCAAGTACCCATATGTATTTACTAAACATGCGTATAAAAGCAAGTCTGAATATTTGTTAGATAGATAAGTGCCTCCTGTATCCGTCGTAATTGTTGGTGGCTCTTTATCGTAAGCTAATGTGATCTCGTAGGTTTTGTCTGGTGTCGGGGCTACAACCCAAAACTCCTCATCCCAATTAGCGTAATATTTAGGTATATCCACAGAGTTTGTGCTGGGTGTAGTATAATATTCTGCCATAAAATTAGTATCTCTTTGCTCTAGATAATGTTGATTGCCAGCAGCATCTTTCAATTGAACATATCTTATAAATCTTAGATCTGATGGTATGGTTACGTATCTATTATTAATAATTAGATTTGATGTTGCATAGAATACACTTTGATCTGTATCTATTGCTCTATGAATTTTTAATTCTGCATTTTTAATTATTCTTTCCAACACAGTGTCGGATAAAACATTACTACTAACCTCTGTGTAGTTTCTAATATCAGTTCTTAAATTGTCTAAAGTATATGCCATTATGCGTTAACTACTCCTAATGTTACTGGTCCCGCTGAACAGTTTTCTCCACCACCTGATACACCACCAGTTGTTGCATTGCTAGTGCTTGTTATATGAAAAAAATTTATTGGTTGTGTAAGAGGATCCGTTGTTGTAGCTCCAGTAATATTACCTGAAGAATCTATTTGACCCAATGCGATCGTAAAACCATCTGCATTATTTAAATCACTTACATTATCAAATGTTGGTATATTTTGAAACTGTTGTAAATTTTTTATATCATCAGGATTAGCGCCACCTGGACCAGAGGTTGTTACATCAGGAGGTCCTCTAAATCTTACAGTCGATCCTGCAGCTCTTTGATGATCCTCTGAAAAAACATTTACATAAGTTGTGCCAGAGTAAATAACAGATGTAAATGGATTATTGTCCAAAAGAATTAAACTTGTTTTAGATGCAGGTTGTGGTCTTGGATTAAATAGAGCCTGTGGATCAGAGCCAACCGGTTTTGGATCTAATTGTGGTTGTTTAATCTCAAATTCAGATATGTGAACCAAAGATCCATTCCATTCTCTAACCATCTCATCGTATGGAAATTTTAGACCAGATCTATCTGATATTGCATATGCATATTTTCCTGATGCGTACTTACCCATTATACCCCA